GGATAATATCCTAAACGGCCCCCCGCAGGTTTTCAATCTGCGAACCAATGATCATTCCCCAAACCGAGGTAATCAAATCTTTTAAATAAGGTTGAACTTTCCAAGTTAATACCCAACTAATTGTGGGTATTAATGGTGATCTAACCTGTTGAGAATTACAGGCTCTGTAGAACACTACTTACTTTTTATTATAACTCTGTAATACATTATTAAGGGTATTACTTGATATAATAAGAACTAAAGTAACGAGACTACAGGGGAACAATTAGAGCGACTTCACGGTTCGGCTTTGTAGAATCACTATTAAGAGGAAAATATATTTTCATATAAATTAATCATAACAGTAAAACTCCAGTGCCTAACCTTCGAAATGGCTCTCCTTTATTCAATAGTAGAGAATATTCTGCTGGTTGATTCCAGCTGAGGCTTTTGCCTCATTATATTCGTCTACTAGTCTGACTATTCGGGATCGAGAAGAAAGCCCCTTATTTGACATTGGCCAAAAGGTTGAGAACCTTATGGTTATCTAACGGAAAATCCTTTTTAGTAATTTACTTAAAAGAATCGGTACGTTTGATTCAAAAACAAATAGCGGGTCATAGGGAATTATCAACAGATAAAATTCCTATGAAGCTTTCTCGTGGACTTCCTAGATTAGTGCCAGGATCCCTACGCCTCTTAATAGAGGACGGAGACTCTGACACAATCAAGGCGGTTTTAACAGTCTTATCTTTATATAGGGTAATACTGGTTCCTAGTGTTTTAAAATTAGAAACTATTACGGATCCCTTTAAAGGGATTTCGGAAGAGTTACCAATTGAAGAAATACGTAGGGCCTTATCTTCCTTGCGACTCCAACCGGAGCGTAACGAAAGTGACATATTACCCTCATATAGAGCAGGTCCGAATAACGCACGAAGTATACTTGGTTTGATTCCTGATGCAATTGCATTAGGAGCAAATGTCGATATGCTCGAATCATTAAATAACTTTAACTTAGCATGGGGAAACCCTACGCTAAATAGGTATATTAATGAGGCGTTAGTTTGGTATTCATCTCTTCCAGTAAAACTTTTAGGAAAAAGTTTACTAGGAAGGTTTGGTTTAAAACCAGAAGCCGCAGGAAAAGTGAGAGTATTTGCCATCGTTGATGGTATAACACAATCATGTTTAAAAGGACTTCATGATTCTATGTTCCAACTATTGAAACAATTACCAATGGACGGAACATTTGATCAGTCAAAACCTTTAGAAATCCTTCGAAAGAATCGTAAGACTTATGAAAATGAGGTTTATTATTCTTTTGACCTGTCTGCAGCAACTGATAGATTTCCAATCAAATTCCAAAGTCAAGTTTTGTCTTTGTTATTTGATGAAGGAGTTGCAATCTATTGGATGAAACTATTAATTAATCGAGATTTTTCTCATAAAGGGAAAAATTATCGTTATTCAGTAGGTCAACCAATGGGTGCTCTATCATCTTGGGCAGTGTTCTCTTTCTCCCATCATATAGTAGTTCAAATTGCCGCGCTCAGAGTAGGACAAATCCTACCCTTTAGAGCCTATGCCCTCCTTGGCGACGATATTGTAATCGTCGGGGAAGCAGTTGCAATGAGTTACCTCTATATTATGAGAGACTGATTTGGTGTTGATATTAATCTTTCGAAATCTCTAGTCTCCAAATTTGGAGTCTTTGAGTTTGCGAAAAGATTAATAACTCCTCAGTCAGACCTATCCGCTATTGGACCTAAGAATATGTTATTAGTGTTGAAAAACCCTTATAACTATCCTAGTCTAATAAAAGATGGGTATGAGAAGGGAATGAAATGGTCTTTTGATGCCTTAGAAGATAGATTTTCTAATAAATCTATGCCTTTGCTTTCTTATCAAAAGAAGCGAAGTCATCGATTAAGAGAAGATCTTCTTTGGACGGTAGCAGGTCCTTTCGGATTCGTTCCGACGTATGTTGGATTATCAGCTTCTCTGAAGTTGCATAATTCGCTTACATACTCGTTTTCGGATACGCTGCTAATTCATTTAGAGCAAGCTCGTTATGAGTTGTTATTAAATGAATGGAGATCCGCAGTTGAGGTTTCTCATAAAGCTCTTAGAGTTTTAGAGGACTTTGGCTGGTCCGAAGATTCTACAAGTTTCTTCCGATCTCCGGTTAATGTAAATTTTAATCCTGACCCCTTTAGTAAGGCTCTTTATCGATTGAGTATATTAAATTATATTGAATTGTTAAATAGTTTTCCAAAGAGAGTTACTGGCTACTCAGGTCCTCCTGGTGATGTTCCCTGGTCATTAGATGTAGATTGAATAAATTCTTTCTACCGTTTAATGCTAGATCACATCACTAAGAGAATCAAGAGCATGAAAAGTTATAAAGGGGAAGTTAATCCCTTTATGGACCCTCCTGTAAAACCTATATCTATCTCAAGAAATCGAAATTTCTTCAGACGGATTCTGGAATTACAGAAGCTCGGGCTAATACAAGAAAGATGGTAAATTCCATCGTTCCCTATAGTCAGGCCGCGGTAATCATGCGTTAAGATTCACCTTCGTAAAATGTTCGAGAAATCGGGCAGGGGTCGGAGGTTATTTGGTCATTAG